AGTCGGCCGCCGTCACGAATGGCAGCAGCTTGCCTGACTTCACCTCGCGCGAGTTCGGGTCGCCATGGGTCGGCGCCGGCCAGCGGATCGCGATGCCATCGCGGCGCATCACCATGAACAGCCGCTTGCGGATCGTCCCGGCACCGAAGTCGCACGCGCGCAGCACGCGCCACTCGACCTTGTAGCCCAGGCCGGCGATGATGCGCTCAACCGGGAATTCCTTGCCCAGCGTGTCGACGATCTCAGCGAGGTCCGGGTGATCCTTCGGCAGGCCGGTGGACAGGGCCAGCACAAATGCTTTGAAGGTCCGACCCTTGTGTTCCTTGATGGGGCGGCCGTCAGCGCCGAGCGGCCCCCAGCCCTCGAACTCCTCGACGTTCTCGAGGAACATCAGACGCGGCGCTAGGTGCACGCCCCACTTGAGCACGACCCACGCCAGGCCGCGCACCTTCTGGTTCAGGATGTTGAAGCCTTTGGCCTTGGAGAAGTGCGTGCACGTCGGCGAGAACCAAGCAGCGCCCAGCGGGCCGTCACCGATCTCGCGCCGTGGGTCGACCAGGAAGACGTCCTCGCGGTAGTGCCGCGTGGTCGGGTGGTTCGCCGCGTGCATCGCCAGCGCCTCGCCGCAGTGGTTGACAGCGATGTCTGGATCCCGCCCGAACGCCTGGCGGATCGCCTCGCTGGCACCGCCGCCGCCGGCGAAGTTGTCGGCGATGCGTTCGTGGCCAAAGCCCAGCGATAGGGTGAAGTCGTCGCGCTTCATGCGGGACTCGTGCTTGGCGGTGTAGGAAGCGCGCCCCAATGCGTCACGCGCTCGGCCGTGATCGGCATCGCATCGACATAGCGCCAGATGTCGCCGTCGCGGTAGCCCGGCCACACATCGTCATCGTTGAGCGCGAGCATCACCAGGGTGTCGTCGTCGGGCAGCCGCTGCGCGACCGGGATCCATTCAAAGGGGGGCATCGCTCGGTCTCAGATGTCTGCGAGGCTGTTGACAACACCCGGCGCCGGGAACCACTCCGGCAATGCGCCCGCCGATTCTGTGAGTTTCATGATGCCGCCGAAGCATTCCAGGTCGCCGAGGCCGCCCAGGATGAAGGTCAGCGGGCTTGCCGAGTCCTTCGTGAAGAAGCGGATTGAATCGCCGAAGCTCTTGCCGATCACCAGGGCGTCGTTCAGGTACTTGGGATTGATCGAACCCGAGATGCCTTCCGTATAGCCTTTGAGGCTGGCCACGCGCTCGATCCGCGGGAACTCGCCCTCGATGATCGAATTGCCGGGCTGGATGAACAGGTGCTGCGCGACGTCGCCCAGGATCATGGTGCTGCCGTTGGACATGACGTCGAGCGTGTGCTTCGCGCTGGCGGCGTGCTTGATCGCGTCCTTGTTGATACCGACGATCAGCTCCCGCTCCGCGAACCCATTCGGGTCGCGCACCACGATGTAGCGATGGCCGTCGGTCGCGAGGATCATGGTCGAGCCATCCGCGAGCGGGCGGATATTGATTCCGTTCAGGTAGTAGCGGACGTCGTGCTTCGGGATGAAGGGGAAGACGATCTTCACGGCGATGGCACTGATGCGGGCGATCATGTGGATGCTTGCGTCGCCATCCGTGGCTTGCGTGCCGTCGATCGCGACCTGTTCGGGGCGGGTTGTTGCGTTCATGGTTGGGTCCTGGGTCAATCTTTGTCGTTGGCCTGCAGCTTCTTCACATCCACCCGGCTGCGGCGCTGCATGTGCCGGCGGGCTACCGCTTCCAAAATGATTTTGAGAGAAGGGGTCTTAAGCATTTCGTCAAGCGGAACGCGCGTCCGGAGAAAGCCGTGCGCGATCTCGAGTGCGGCGCGGTCGGGGATCGGCCGGCACATCGTCGTTATCCTTGGGCGGCCAGCGCCGGTGCCTGCGCCGTCGGCTGCGCGCCGCCCGACATCAGCACGCGCTGCCACAGCAGGTCCTCGAGCTGCAGCTCGCCCAGCGTGAACATCGCGCCGAACAGCTTGCAAACGAAGGTCTGCACGCGCGCGTCAGGATCCTGCGGGTGGGCGGCGCTGGCATCCAGTGCGCTGCGCTCGATCGCTTGGCGGAGTTGGTGTGCATCAGCCATGCTCGGCCTCGCGCAGTCTGGTGACCGTGATGCCGCACGGCTCGTCGCCCAGCACCTCGGCGGTTAGCACGGCCAGCTCGCTGCTGGAGCGAGCCACCACGCTGAACGTGAACGTCGTGGCCGCGGTGCGTACAGTAATTTCGAAAGGCTTCATGCGGCCCTCCGGTCGGCGGCGAGAGCACGGGCCAGGGCCGCCGGCAGACGAATGCCAGCAGCGCGCGCGGCGTCCAGGAAGCTGATGGCGCGGCCGTGGGGTACGTTGGTCAGAACGAGCGTGTCGTCCGGAACTGGGCCGCCAGGCGTCCAGTCATCGACGATGCGGGTTTTGCCGTAGTGACGGGCGAGGGCGGCGGCGTGCGTCGTCTTGCCGCAGCCTTGGGGGCCGTAGATGACGATGCCGGTGTTCGGTTGAGCAGCCGAGCTCGAAGTCTCAAGTGAAGCAGAATGGTTGTGTTGCGAATCCATCGGATTTCCCATGAGGAATGTGGCGACGGAATTAGTATAGAACAGCTATACAACATAAGTAAAGAAAAACTATACACGATGGACGAAAAAAAGCCTGCACTCGGCAGGCCTCATGAGATTCGGGGGCTCGGCGACAAGGCTATCTCAGCTCACCACCATTCGCTAAGCAGTTAAAGGACTTCGGGTCGGCTAACTTTATGGCCGTCCCAGTGCCTACCGGGCGAGACCAGGCTAGCAGGCCCATCTTCTGGCCGGTATCAAGATTAATAATCGCGTCAGCCCCAGCGGCTCGCGCATCAGCTGCCATGAGAGGTAGCAACTCGCTCACGCTGCCATAAGTGTTCTTCGAACTCTTCACTCGACCCACCACTGTATAAGTGATTGCGCTTGGCATCGGCGATTTCATCAAGCAGACGGGCTCTGAGTGCCCGGGGAGTGACGCTTGGCCTTTCGGCTGATGAATGATTGATTTCGCGGCGCATCCCGAAAGCACCAGGGCAACAAGAATCGATATGGTGTTCTTCATTTTCTTCTCTAAGTCGGATCATCGCGTGCCGTCTAGCTTGCGCGAGTATATCTCGGCGGCAATCGCTGGTATCTCACCGGTCGTTACGACGACCAAGGGCAAAAAACCCGCGAGGCGAACTTTTCGTCATTTGCCCTCAGTCGCGGCAGTACTAGGTTGAGATGTTTGATACCAAGGGGTGGCGGCGACGTTAGCAACATCTTGCTGCTGCCTTGGCGTGCACCTAGAGCCGGTGGTCGTGTGGTAGTTACAGATGTATTCTTTGCCGTGGCAAACAGCGGTCCAGGTGTGCGTGCCGCTGATGCCCGCCGTTTCATTCCTAATCGATATCTCGCCGGGTGAGCAGCCGATCTGGCCGGAAGTCAGGTCCCTGGAGATTCGAGGGCTTTTGCACCCGGCAAGAGAGAGGCAGAGCAAAAGTGCCAGCGAGAGGTAGGTTTTCATCTTTATCCCTAGTTCGGCATCTAGGCGTGCCGTTGCGCCTTAAAGTCTAGCTACTACTCGGCCTAGATCCGCTCACTCTCGCGACGGACAACTCGCCCAATGGCGATGCACTCGGCACCCCGGCATATCCGCTTCCCGAACCGCGGGCTCTGGTTATCAGACGCCAGATACCACTGACCGCCTTCGCGCTGCATGCGCTTGACGACAGACTCGCCCTCGTAATTAATGGCATACACCGCGCCGTCAACCATCTTGGTATCGGCCGTGTTGATGATCACCAGGTCGCCGTCGTATAGGGTGGGCTCCATGCTCTCGCCCTTAACCCGGATCGCGATCAGCTTGTTAGGCGAATAGCCATTCCGCTCAATCCATGAGCCGCGCACAGACATTGTCGATCCGTCGTGCTCTTCCGCCTCAGTGGCAAAACCCATGATGCCGGCCGATAGTCGCAGCTTGACCAACGGGATCTGAACGAACGACGGGTCGTCCCTATCCGCCGTCACCACACGCATGGCGCCAGGGATCAGGGTGATAGGGTCAACTGGAGCAGCTGCGCCACCGAGTGCCTCAAGAATTGCCGCGGGCAGGGCCTTACCAGTCACCTTTGCGATTGCAAGCAGCTGCTGCAGGCTTGGACTGTGCTTCTGCGTCTCCCAATGAGAAATGTTTGCCTTGGTGTTGCCGCGCTCAGTCCCGAGCTCAAGCGCAAGCTTCGCTCCAAGTGCTGCGCCAGACAGGCCGGCCTCGTCCCTCGCTTCCCTCACCCACGCGGCAATCATAGTCTTTAGTTCCATTTTGCAATCGTATAGGAAATCTAAACCCAATAGGTATAGAATTACTTGACCGTGATGTATAGAGTAACTATACTTCGATGACCTACCTTAATTACCTAGAAGAAAAATGACCCCAGAAGCAGCGTTAGATCAAGCATCCGAAGCTGTTGGTTCAATGCAGGCCTTGGCCGAAAAGCTGGGCGTTACCAAGGGCGCGGTCGGCCAGTGGAAGCTGCCAGGCCGCCGCGTCCCGGCCGAACACTGCCCGGCCATCGAGCGGCTGACCGAGGGTGCCGTGCGTTGCGAGGACCTGCGGCCGGACGTCGACTGGGCAATCGTTCGTTCCGGCGCAACACCGAAAGTAGAGCACATTGCACGCGGCCCGGATCGTCGCCAGAGCGGCTGAAGCTCAGGACTAAAGCGAAGCTTTTCCGGCCCGCGTAGCGTAAGACCACGATAACGATTGTTCGTACCAAACCTTTTCTTCCCAAGCTGATGCCACGTTGTGTTGTATGAGGCCGGATCTGCTTGAACTGAAAATTGCTCATGGGAAATTTATCCTCGTAATTAGTTTCTGAGCTGAATATTAGCCACGTTGTCTCATCTGCAATACCCAAGAAAATGAAGGAAGGACTATGGAACTGTTGCCCGCCTACCAGGAAATGATCAAGGTGCACGGATGGAACGGCACTGCTGCCACTCTGGGCATGAGCAAGTCTGCCCTCGAGGCGCGTGTTTACGAGGTCAAGGGCTCGGGCATGCGCGTGGACACCGCGCTGCTGATCCAGTCCTACGCCGGCACCAAACACTTTGCGCAGGCCGTGGCCCATGCAAGTGGCGGTGTCTACGTCGACCTGCCGGCCGTCGACTGCAGGCATGACGAGGATCTCGAATCCAAGTTCCGCGAACTGCTGTGCGAACTCGGCGACCTGTCGAAGACCTACGGTGTCGCCAAGCAGGACGGCGAGATCGACACGCGCGAGCGCGCCTGCCTGGAGGACATCGCTCAGCAGATGCACAAGAGCCTGCAGGAGCTGATGTCGCTGATGTTCCACATCTACTGCCGCCCGACGCCCGGTGCCCGCACGACCCATAGCGATGACCGTTGAGATGAGCGAATCCGGAAGCAGCGGCAGCTCACGCGCGGCGCCACCGCAATGGCCGTCGGCGCCAGAGACGCAGCGCACCGCGGCAGAGAAGGCCCGCATCCTCGCGCACCTGACCGTGCAGCTGGCGGCGCTTGATATGGAATCGAGGGACAGTAATGGCGACCATTGACCAGGTCATCAACCAGATGGCCGCAGCCGGGCTGCCGATGCTGCCCCACGGCCACCCGCTGCTGGACGGGAAGATCCACCGCTTCGGCGCCGAGAAGAAGGCGTGGTATGTGCTGCGCGAGCTCGACATGCGCAGCGGCCGCAGGGTCGTCACCGGCAGCTTCGGCACCTGGCAAGGCACGGACAACAACGCGGTGCCGGTCACGATCGACTGGGAAGGCTTTACTGCGGAGGACCGCGCCGAGGCCGAGCGCAAGCAGGCCGAATACCAGCGTGTCGAGGCCGAGCAGAAGCAGCGCGACGCCGAGCTGGCAGCGAACCGGGCGAAGATGGCCTGGGCCGGCGCCGACAACGCGTCCGACGTCGAGCAGCACGCCTACCTCGAGCGCAAGCGCATCGGCTGCGAAGGCGCGCGCATCGATGCCAAGGGCCAGCTGCTGATCCCGGCGCGTCGCTACAGCTTGAGCAGCGCGGTGCTGGCCGGCCTGCAGAAGATTGCGGCGGACGGCAGCAAGCGCTTCAGCTCCGGTATGGACATGGTGGGAGCGTGCTGCCTCCTCGGCAAGGCCAGCCAGGAGACGCCGCTGATCGGGATCGGCGAGGGCTACGCCACCTGCGAGACGGCGCGCATGGCTACGGACTTCGAGGTCCCCGTAATGGTGGCCTTCAATGCGGGCAACCTGCTAGCGGTGGCGCAGCAGCTGCGCCGCGACTTCCCGAGCGCGCACTTGCTATTCCTGGCCGACGACGACATGCGTGTCCTCGCGCGCCTGCGCGAGGCGCTGCTGAAGGACTACGGCGTCGAGTGGGAGCCGCTGGTCGACGGCGCCGACCACGAGATCGAGGCGTCGACTGGCGACATTGTGCGCGTGCGCGCCACCTGGCGCCGCGACGCCACCGGCACCGAATACATCGAGGCGGACATCCGCACCGGCCGCAGGGTCCAGATGCGTAAGTTCGAGAACGCCGGCGTCTCGCGTGCCAGGGCTGCCGCCCGTGCGGTCGGTAATGCCTCGGTCGTGTGGCCGGTGTTCGCCGACCGCGTGCCCGACAGCAAGGACTCCGACTTCAACGATCTGTACCTGGTCGAATCGCTCGACGTGGTGCGCGACCAGGTGCAGGCTGCCGTCTCCCGCGCCCTCTCGCAAGAGAGCGCGCCGAGCGCCGACGCCGGGATCCCTGCGCACTTCGACGACGTGCCGGCACCGAGCGCGCCCGCAGCAGAGCCGACAGCGGAAGAGGCGGGCGCGATGCGCATTCCGACGCTGGAGGTGCTGCTGTCGCACTTCTGCCTGATCTACCCAACCACCGACGTCTGGGACAGCCTGCGCAAGCAGCGCCTGAAGCGCTCGGCCTTCACGGCGTGGGTGGGGAAAGAGCTGGCATCGCAGTGGGAGAAGGACCCGAAACGCCGCACCATCCAGCGCGATACGCTGCCGACCCTCATCGGCGGCCGCGCCGTCGAAGGGGGATCCGGGGGCGGCAAGCTCGGCGAGATGCTCGACAACCTCACGCTCCTGCGCGGTACCGAGACGGTGTGGGACGCGATCGGCCAGCAGGTGATGTCGCTCGGCGCCGTACGCGCCGACTACACCGCCGAGCTGACGGGCAAGTGGCAGGAGCACACGATGCGCAAGACCATCGAGGCGAAGAACCTGGTGTTCGACCCCACCCAACAAGCCGACCCGGTCACCCACGTGAACATCTTTGGCGGTTGGCCGCTGACCCCGAAGGGCCGGCCTGACCTGGTGGCCCCGATCCTCGCGCTCCTGGCATCGCTGTGCGAAGCCGAAGACACGGCGGCCGAGTGTGTGGAGTGGATACTGCGCTGGCTGGCCTACCCACTGCAGCACCCGGGCGCCAAGATGCAAACCGCGCTGCTGGTCTTCGGCGAGAAGCAGGGCACCGGCAAGAGCCTGTTCTTCCAGGACGTGCTGCTGCCGATCTACGGCGATTACGGCGGCGTGGCCAGCCAACACCAGCTGGACTCGAGCTTCACGGCCTGGCGCAGCCGCAAGCTGTTCATGCTCTTCGAGGAGGTGCTGTCGAGGGATGACCGCTACAGCCACAACGGCACGCTCAAGTACATGATCACCGGCAAGAGCATGAGCATCAACCAGAAGAACCTGCCGGAGCGGGACGAGCGCAACCACATGAACAGCGCCTTCCTGTCGAACGAGCCGCAGCCAATCCCGATCGAGCTGGAGGACCGGCGCTTCATGGTCATCGAGGCGCGCCGCAAGCAGGACAAGGAATTCTACGACGCGGTCCAGGCGTCGATCGCGGCCGGGGGCTGCGAGGCCTTCTACTACTTCCTGCTGAACCTGCCGCTGGAGGACTTCAACGAGCACACGAAGCCGCCGTCGACACTGGCCAAGGAGAGGGTGATCGAGTTCGGCCTGAACAGCTGGATGAGTTTCCACCGGGCCTGGAAGGACGGCTACCTGGATGCGCCGTACTGCTCCTGCCTCTCGGAGGACCTCTACATCATGTACAAGCGCTGGTGCGACAAGAGCGGCGAGAAGCCACTCACGTTGTGCAAGTTCGCAGGCCTCATCGCCAGTCGAGAGCACAAGGCGAAGAAGAACGTAGCGGTCGACAGTAAGCACAAGAAAACGCGGATGGTGTTCGTCGTGGATAACCCGGACCACCCAGAGGACCTGGAGGCGCAGATCGCCAAGTTCAGGAAGCTGGGTGATGTCCGTGCGGACCGGGCATTGCAGGGTTGAGCAGGGTTGTAATCAAACCCTGCAATGCCGGAGCCCGCATGGGTGCTGCGTCTTAGCACGGTAGGCAGGGTTTGCGGGGTTTTGCGCATATAGGCGCGAGTTGATGAGTTCGTTGGGCCGTTTATTTTTTTGCCAAGACATTAAAAACGACCCTGCATCCCTGCACACCCTGCCAAGAAGCAGTGTTCATGCGGGTTACAGCGTTGCAGGGTTGAGAAACAAGCCGGAATACCCGGCAATCGAACAGGAGCAGTGATGAAGGTAAGCGTACAGAGCAATTTCCCGGAGGTGGCGAGCCGCCTCAAGGCGCTTGGCAGCCAAGCTTCGTTCGTCGCCGCTGTCGCCCTGACGCGCTCGATCAAGGACACCCAGGACGCGATCAAGGTCGAGATGCAGCGCGCCTTCGACCGCCCGACCGCCTATGCCCTCAACGGCACGTTCATCAAGGCCGCCACGAAGCAGAACCTGGAGGCGCGTATCTGGGTCAAGGACAACCCGTTCGGCAAGGGCACGCCAGCTGACCGCTTCCTGCTGCCGCAGATCTATGGCGGCCGCCGTGGCCTCAAGGGCATGGAGCGCATCCTGCAGCGCAACGGCCTGATGCGAGCCGGCTGGTTCGCGGTGCCGGCTGCGGGCGCCCAGCTCGATGGCAATGGCAACGTCAAGCGCAGCCAGATCACCCAGATCCTGTCGCAGCTGAGGGCGCAGAGCGGCAGTGGCTACGAGTCGCGCGCTACCGGCAGCGCTCGCTCGAACCGTACCGTTGCGCGCCAGGGCGTCACCTACGTCGCACTGCCCGTCAAGCGCCGCGGCCTGGAGCCGGGCATCTACCTCAAGCGGAAGTTCGCCCACGGTACGGCGGTGCGCCCGGTATTCATCTTCGTGCAGTCGGTGCAGTACCGCCCGCGCCTGCGCTTCTTCGAGGTCGGCCAGGCCACCGTCAACGCCCGCTTCCCGGTCCACTTCGACGCCGAGTGGGCCAAGGCAGTTGTCGCCGCCCGACTCCGATAAACAATCTGGCCACGCCGCCCGGCCTTGAGGACGGCACCAACGAAAGACACACCATGAACGACCAAGCCATCCTCGAGAAGATCGCCCAGCACCCGAAGTGCCGCGCCGTCCAGTTGGCCGACTGGATCGACATCGCCCTGGAAGACGCGCAGGCATCGCTTGCCGGCCTGATCGCTGTCGGCGACGTGGTCGCCGAACCTGGTACCTCGCCAGCCGGTCACCCGTGCCAGTTCTACAGCCTGTCGGACAAATTCAAGGCGTCCCAGGCCTACAAGCCGCTGGCCGTCAAGGCGATCGCGGCTGACTTCGCTGCGGGCCATGCGGACCTGAACAAGACAGATCGCGCCATCGCCTTCGTACGCGAGAGCGGTACGGCATCGTCCTATGAGCTGCACGTGGTGATGGGATTGAAGCCGGAGCAGCATGCATCGGGCTCCCTGGCTAACGCCCTCGCTGATGGGCGGCTGGCCAAGGACGGAAAGAAATGGATCCTGGGGCCAGCCGCAAAGCAGGATCCGCGCGCGGAAGAAAATCTTGGGCTGCCGTGCCACAAGGGCGGCGTCATCTCGGCCGCCGATAGCATCGAACTCATAAAGGGTGTGGGCAGCCCGGAGCGCCTGCCTATGGCCGTTGATGTCCCGACGTTTGTGCCGCAGCAGGCATCAGCGAAGCCGCCTCGCAGCGCGCACAAGGAAGATATGCCCGCGCCAGGAGCGGCATCGAGCGTCGCGACGCCGGTCTACCGTTGTGCGCTGTGGTCGGACGGCATCCTCGAGGTGCGCCGTGATGGCCAGACGGTCGCCGAGGTCCCACAGGCCGTGGGGGAGTCGATCGCGGCCTTCCTCGGGCGCCTGGTCGGGGAGGGTGCCGCGGCCTAGCCCGGCCGCCGGCCGGGACTCCCCCCCGGGGGTTAGGTTCTTCCCAGGGGCCGGTGGCCAAGGGTAATTCAGGCCCCGTCATCGCGCTAGCGGAACCCAAAACAATTTCCTGACAGATAACCTGACAACGTACGAAAACACATGCCGAAGCTGACAACCATTGCCGAGTGGGCCAAGCTGGTGGGAATCTCCCGCCAGTCGGCGTACGCTGCGGTCGAGCGCTGCGAGATCCCGGTGACGGACGGCGAGGTGGATCCGGATTACGCGACGCACCTGTACAAAAAGAACACCCGCCAGCGCGCGAACAGCAACCGGCGTGACCCCCTGGCAGCCGGGGCGCAGCCCGGGGTCGCGGCGGGTGCGGGAGGGGCGGGAGGTACGGAACCGAAGGTCAGCGTCCCAGGCTACGACACCAGCCGCGCGCGCCGGGAGGCAGCAGAGGCAGCGAAGGCCGAGCTGCAGTTGGCAGAGATGGCCGGCAAGTTCCTGCTCAAGAGCGATGTCGAGGCGTCCGCATTTGAGATCGCGCGGTCCCTGCGCGATGGCCTGAACAACAGCTCGCGGCGCATCGCCGCCGAGGTGGCGGCGTTGTGCACGACCGAGGCCTGCGAAGAGGTGATCGACCGCGAGATCAACGCGCTGCTCGGCAGTATGGCCCAGTCCCTCAACGCCGACCTGGGCGTCGACGTGGGTGAGGCCGTGCAATGACGATGGTCGCTTCCGCTGCCGGGGCCGTGCGCGCCGCCTTCAGCCGCGGCCTCGAGCCGGATCCGAACCTGCCGGTCGACGAATGGGCCGACGAATACATGGTCATCCCGAAGAGCGGCGGCGCGAGCGAATACGGCAAGTACCGCACCAGCCGCACTCCGCATGCTCGGGCACCGATGCGCGCGCTGTCGCCGGGTCACTGGTGCAAGCGCGTGGTGGTGATGGGCGCATCACAAATGCTCAAGACGCAGGTGGCCCTGAATTTCTTCGGCGCGTGCGTGCACCAAGCACCGTCGAACTTCCTGTGGATCCTCCCTACGGGAAAGCTGGCAAAGCGTGCCAGCAAACGTATCGACAAGACGATCGATGCGGTGCCGGTCCTGCGGGAGCGTGTCGCCCAGCCGCGCTCGCGCGATTCCGTCAACACGATGGACACGAAGGAATACGTCGGTGGCGCGCTCACGATCGTCACGTCTGGCGCGGCCGCTAACCTGTCCGAGCTGTCCTGCCGTTATGTGGTGTACGACGAGGTTGACCGCGCTGACGCCAACGTCGACGGCGAGGGCGATACCACGGCGCTGGCCGAAGCCCGACAGACCACTTACGAGCGCAACAAGAAATCCTACTACCCAAGCTCGCCAACCACCAAGGACGCCTCGACGATCGAGGCCCTGTACCTCAAAGGCACCCAGCGCGAGGCCCTAGCCGACTGCGTGCACTGCGGCCAGGAGCAGACCCTGGTGTTTGAGCGCCTGCAGCAGGGCGATGACGGACGCGCGATGTACCCGTGCATCGAGTGCGGCGCCTTCATGTACGAGACCGACAAGACCAGGATGTTCGAGCGCGGCGCCTGGACCGAAGGCGTTGCCGGCGACGGCGAGACTGAGAGCTTCACGATCAGCGGCATGTTCCTGCCCTATGGCTGGTTCTCCTGGCTCGGCCTGCTCAAGGAGTACCGGGCGGCCAAGGCGAAGCTGGATGAAGGCAGCGACGAGAAGATGATCACGTTCTACAACACACGCCTGGCGCGCAGCTGGGAACGGAAGAAGGAGCAGACCAAGGCCAAGGAACTCGAGGACCGGGCCGAGCCTTACAAGCTGGGCGTTGTGCCGAAGGGTGGCCTGATCCTGGTCGCCTCGGTCGACACCCAGCCCGACCGCTTCGAAATGAAGGTAACGGCCTGGGGCGAGGGCATGGAAGGCTGGATCGTCGACTACCAGGTTATCTCCGGTTCACCATCGGAACAGGCCACGCAGGACAAGCTCGACCAGCTGCTGCTGGGCCGCTACCGCCATGCTGGCGGGCGCATGCTGCCGATCTCTGCCACCTTCGTAGACTCGGGCGGCGCCAACACCCAGGAAATCTATAATTTTTGCCGCACCCGCCAGCACCGGCACGTCTTCGCAATCAAGGGCCACTCCGTGGCGAACAAGCCGATCCTCGGCGCGAAGCCGTCGCTGCAGGACGTGAACTGGAACGGACAGATCCTGCCGCAGGGTGTGAAGCTGTGGATGATCGGTACCGACACCGCGAAGGACCACTTGGCGGCACGCTGGAAACTCGCTGCCGGCCCGGGCGCCATCCACTTTTCAGAGGATCTACCGAAGGACTACTACGAGCAGCTGACCGCCGAGTACTGCATTACCGTATGGCGCCGCGGCCACAAGGTGCGCGTATGGGAAAAGAAAAAGAACGACCGCAACGAGGCGGGCGACCTGATGGTGTATTCCCTGGCGTGCGCCTACTACCTCGGCCTGCACAAGAAAACCGCCGCCCAGTGGCAGCAGGTCCGCGAGTTCGTCGATCCGGATACCCGAGACCTATTCCTCGACCCGGCGCCCGCCGCCGTCGACACCAGCACCGATGGCGAAGGCCCCGCTGCCGCGCCACAGCCCACCACCCCAGCCCAGACCCGCACTGAACCATGGATACCCTCCTTGAAGCCGACTGCCCCACCCAGCCCGACTCGCCGTCAAGCCGGGAGGCAGTGGTGAACAGTGAAATCTTCGACAACGTCGACCTGGTCGATGCCATCTTCAGGTTCATCGAGCAGGAATTCCCAGCGCTCGCGCCGCGCGCGGCCCAGCTGAAGGACGAGGTACGCCGCGAATTCAGCGGCGAAAAGGTCTGGGTCCGGCGCCGGTCGCAGGCCGCGCGCGACCGCCTGGTGGAGGAGGTGCTCGCATCGTTTAACGGACGAAATGCCACGGAAGTGGCACGCCGCCTGGGGATCGGCAGAGCGACCGTCTACCGCATCATCAAGCAGGGAGCGACGAAAAAATAACGTCTCAGTTTTTCTGGAATTGAGACAGCCGCGCCGCTACTCTCGGCGGCATGGCCCTCACACAAACAGACCTCGATGCGATCGACCAGGCAATCGCCTCCGGCACCCTGGAGGTGGAGTTCGACGGCCGCCGTCAGAGATTCCAGACCACCGACGCCCTGATCAAGGCGCGCGACCACGTCGCCCGCGTCATCAACCAGGCCGCGGCGCGCCCAGGCCCCCGTGTCTTCGGCTTCCGCTTCACCACCTCGAGGGGCGACTGATGCCTAACCTGTTCGACCGCATCGTCGGCTGGGTGAACCCACACGCCGGTCTTGCCCGCCACTTCGCGCGCCGTCAGCTCGAGCGTGCCTACGAGGCCGCCAGCCCGCGCGACCAATGGCGCCCGCGCCGCGCCGGCGCCAGTGCCAACGCCGACCACCAGGCCGACGCCAAGACCCTGCGCATCAAGGCACGCGCCCTCGTGCAGAATGTCCCCTACATTGCCGCCGGCATGGATGGCCTGGTGACCGCGACCGTCGGTACCGGCATCATCCCGCGTGCCACCGGGCGCGAGATGGACACAATTAACAAACTGCTGGCCGACTGGTTTAAGGTCTGTGATGCAGACGGCCGCTTCGACTACTTCGGACTGGAGCGCGCTGCGGATCACGCGATGGAGCAGGATGGCGAAGTGCTGGTGCGCCTGCGATGGCGGCGCCCGACCGACAACCTGCCAGTACCCCTGCAGCTGCAGTTGCTCGAAATCGACTGGGTCGACAGCGCGCGCGCTGGCACCTATAACGGTAACCGGATCATCAACGGCATCGAGTACGACGCCCTGGGCGCCGTCACCGCCTACTACCTATGGGATGAGCACCCGGGCGACATCGCCGTGGCGCGCGGCCGCTCGCAAAGCCAGCGCGTGCCGGCCAAGAACATCATCCACCTGTTCAACCCCCAGCGCCCGGGTCAGGGCCGCGGCTTCACGCGTCTGGCGACCGTGATCACCCGCGTGCGCGACCTGCAGCTGTACGAGGACGCCGAGCTGTCCCGCAAGAACCTCGAAACCCGACTGAGCGTGCTGGCCAGCGGCGACCTGACGTCGATGGAAAACCCGGCCTCGCTCGGCGATGGCGGGCAGGGCCAGGGCAACGGCGTGCGCGACCTGGGTGAGCTTGGCGGCGGCAACATCTTCGGCATGCCGCAGGGCATGAACTTTACCGTCGTCGAGCCGAAGGCCGCGCCGGGCTATGTCGACTACATCAAGTACAACCTGCACCTGATCGCAGCCGGCATGGGCGTGCCCTACGAGCTGCTGACCGGCGACATGCTGGACGTGAGCTTCAGCAGCGCGCGTGTGCGCCTGCTCGACTTCCGCCGCGCCGTGAAGGCGATCCAGTGGCTGGTGCTGATCCCGAAGCTGCTGCAGCCGATCCACGAGGCCTTCATCGAAGCCGCCTACCTGGCCGGCAAGATCAAGACCCGCGACTTCGCCGTCGACTTCAGCGTGCCGAAGTGGGACTACGTAAACCCCGAGCAGGACGTCAAAGCCGACCAGGCCGAGATCGCCGCCGGCCTGTCCAGCATCAGCGAAAAGCTGCGACAGCGGGGGTACGAGCCAGACGTCGTGTTCAACGAGCTGGCAGCGGACGTCGAGAAGCTCAAAAAACTCGGTCTGCTGGACACGCTCCTGTTCATGCAGCGCGGCAACCTGCCATCCAACCCGGCAGATGGAACGACCAATAGCCGGGAAAAACCATGAGCATCCAGCCGGGCTCGCTGGTTGGCTGAATAAAATTTTCATACCTGGAGAATCCTATGAGCGCACTTACCGACGCATTTGAAAACAAACTGATCGACTGGAAGCTGCGCGGCCAGGCGCTGGGCCTGAATGGCGCCACTGCCGGTGCTGGCTCTGGCTTTACCAATGTCTATGTTGGGCTGATCACGGCTGCCGGCAGCGACGCCGCGGCTGGCACCGAAGTCTCCGGCGGTGGCTACGCCCGTGTGCAGGTCGCGTGCACGCTGGCGAACTGGGCCGGCACGCAAGGAGCCGGAACGACCACCGTATCGACCGGTTCGAGCGGTACCACCTCGAACAACAACCCGATCACCTTCCCGACGCCGTCGGCAGCCTGGGGCCAGGTCGTTGAGTTCGGTGTGTTCGATTCCGCGACCGGCGGCACCGAGCTGTGGCGCGGCACGCTGGGCGCCGCCAAGACCATCAATAACGGCGATCCCGCCCCGTACTTCCCGGCTGGTTCGCTGACCTTCCAGATCGACAACTAAGTGCCATGATGATCGCCTCGTCCGCTTTCAAGGCCGACCCGCCCGAAGTGGACGGGCGGTTCAACGTCACCGAAACCCATGTGGCCAGCGACGGCCAGGAGTTCGCCTACGCCTATCTGTGCGATCCGCGGGTGACCGATCCGCAGCTGGTGCTGGAAGAGCGCGCCGCGCTGATCGAGCCGATCCTGGCCGCCCGCGAGGCGGCGCGCCAGCTGGTGCTGGGGACTTCTGTTCCGCTGACGCGCTACGAATTCCTCAACCGGTTCACGGCGCCCGAACGTGTCGCGATCCGACAGGGTGCGCTCAGTGATCCGTTCATCGAGGATTACATGGAAATGATGAAGCTGTCCGGCAACGTGTCGCTCGTGCTGGCGCGTCCGGGCCTGGCGTACCTGGCGTCCAAGGGGATCATCACCGCTGAGCGAGCAGCTGCGATCGGGGCTGAACAATGACCGCCTACTATGTCCGACCGGAAGGCGTCGACACGAATAACGGGCTATCCTGGGCCGCCGCGGTCAAGACGCTTGCCGCTGCCTACAACCTCATGGCCGGCACGGACGTCTGCTACGTGTCGAAGCGGACCATTGAGACGTCGGCCAGCGCGTACACCCTGACCTACGACACGGGCCTGAGCTATGTGTGCGTGGACGATTCACAGGCGCCGTCCCTGGTGCCTGCGACAGGCGCGACGGTCACAACGAACAACTTCACGACGGCCGGCACTTCCGGTTACGTGGAAGGACTGACGATTTCGCCAAACGCGAACCAGACGATCACGCTCGCGACCGGAAAGACCAAGTATAAAAATTGCACGTTTAATCCGACCTACACGTCCGTTGGCGGGCTCACCATCGGAAACAGTGGTACCGCGATCGAGCTTGTCGATTGCACGATTAACTTTAACAATTTGAACCAGTGTTTCGTATTCAACTCCGGGAAGTACATCATCCGCGGCGGCGCTGTCACTGCATCGGTCAAGCTCACCTCTCTCGTAAATCCGGCATCCGGTTCGGGGGTCGGCTTTGACATCCTGTTTGACGGTGTCGACCTGTCCGGACTGGACGCAAACGCGCTCATGGGCTCCGTGGCCGGCTGCGGCAGAATCACGTTCCGCCGTTGCAAACTGAAATCGACTTTCGCGGGCGTGATCGGCGCCAGCCGCATGACCAGCGATGCGATGGAAATCCTGCTGATCGAATGCGATGTGGACGGCGCCGGCCTGACCTACCGCTACGAGGTCGACATGCTCAACGGCGAAATCAAGGGGCGCACGAGCACCTATCGGGTCGGCGGTGCGCAGGTGTCCGGCTTCAACGTATCGTGGGATTGCAACATCAGGGGCGGCGTGTTCCCGTTGTGCTTCTACACGCCGGAGCTCATTGCCTACAACGAGAACACGACCGGCCCGGTCACCGTGACGCTCGAGTTCCTGGCGGCCAAGGCGGGTTTAACCGTAGGCGAGTTCTGGATGGAACTGTCCTACCTCGGCGACACCGCCTCCATGAAGGGGTCGATCGCCACCTCGGAGCCGGCGTCCTACGTGAACAAGACCGCGCTGGTGTCCACGTCGAGCGCTACCTGGGTGGGAACGCCCGCGAACTACACCGCGTACAAGATTTCGCTGACCGTGTCGCCTAAGCAGGTCGGGACGCTGATCGCCCGCATGCGCGCCAACCTGGTCGGGAACGTCATTATCGACCCGTACCTGACGGTGACGTAATGGCTCAGTTCTATACGCCCGACGGCCGTCTGGCTCAATCGGCGGCTAAGACGTTTTATCTGCCTTCAGGTCGGCTGGTGGAGCGCGTAGCTCCCGCTACGGTCGCAGCGATTCTGTCAGGCGCAGCTGTCGCGGTTTCGCTGTCGACTGGGGCATTGACTACCTCGGTCCAGCTCGCAGGCGCCGCCAGCGCGGCCAGCGTCGCATCAGGAGCGCTGGTCACGACCGTGCGCTGCGCGGGCTCAGCTGCAGCAGGCGCCCTGAGCGCAGGCGCGCTGACAACGGGGGTGAGGTTCGCCGGTTCCGGCATCGCTATGGCAACCGCGTCGAGTGCGCTCTCGACTGCGATCAAGCTTATCGGCACTGGTGCTGTTACGGCATCTGCCTCGGCCGCTTTGGCTGGAAGTGCCACCAGCCTCACGGGAGCCGCGTTTTGCGCCGCGTCCGGGTTGGGCGGCCTCTCGACAGCAATCAGGCTCGTAGGTGGCGGCAATGCGGGCGCCCTGGCGTCTGGTTCGCTTACCACAGCGATGCCCCTGGTCGGCCATGGCTATTCGCAAGCATCGGCAGCGGGGCAAGTGGCAACAAAGATCGTGCTCAACGGTGCGGCACTCACCCTGGCCACATCAAGCGGCACATTGAGTAGTGCGTCGCCCAGCTCCGGCCCTGTCGATGTCTCGCAAATTTCCCCGGCGCGGATCGTCGTCTTCGACGGAAGCGGTAGCCGGGTGGTTGTGTTCGAAGGAAGCGGGAGCCGGGTGGTAATTTTTGAAGGTAGTGGAAACAGAGTGAGGTTTGATCATATGAGTGCAAAAGTGCCAGTTAAGGTCGGCGAAAAGTGGCAGACCGATCGCGATCCTGACGAGATCAGCTACTACGCGGCGGATATTACCCAGGAACTGCTGGACCGCAATACGACACCAGATCCGAGCAAGATTGTTCCGCTCCTGTTCGGAGTAGTACTTCTGGAAGGTCCCCAGCTCCAGGTGGAAACGATCGACGGAGTTCAGAGAACCTTCGTGGTCGTGAAGCTTGGCGGTGTCGAGGATTCTCTGCCTCCCGACTGGCGTTGGGTCGCACGCGTGAGCTGCATGAACGGTGAGCGCTTCGATAAAACGACCTGGTTCAACAAGGTGGATCCTTGATGATCAACGTTGCCGATATCCCCGTCGTGCGCGCCCAGCTGGAGCGCGCCGCCGCGGCGAAAGAGGCTGAGCCTCAAGCGATCCAGCCGCCATCGGCCCAGGCCACGGAGTGCTCGGAGATCATGCAGGCCATAGCTGCTGGCCTGCAGGTGAAAGCCCGCCTGTGGCGCCGCCCCGAGCAATGCGCAGTATGGGCCGAGCACAAATGCACGGGCGACCAACAGGCCTGTCCTTTCCGCCGTTAAATCGTCTCACTTTTTCTGGAATTGAGACAGAGCAATGAGCAGAATGGCCTGCATGACGACGCCAACTGCTCAGCCCACCGCAAGCCGCTCCGCCACCGATCCTCGGAACATGCCGGCGCTCAGCCGCGCTGCGGAGCTGGTCCCGTCCACCTTCAACGAAGCCGACAATACTATCGAGGTAGTGTGGACGACCGGCGCGAGCGTGCGTCGCTACGACTGGTACAACGACACCCCATACGACGAAGCGCTGCTGGTGACTCCGGAAGCGGTCGACATGTCGCGCTTCGATGCTGGCACCGTCCAGGTGCTGGATGGCCACAGGGTCTACGGCGGCGTGTCCGCCATCCTCGGCATTGCCCTGCGCGGCAGCATTGCGGACGGCGAAGGCCGCGCTACCCTGCGCCTGTCGGCCCGCCCGGAAGTGGCGGGCATCGTGGGCGACATCAAGGCGGGCATCATCCGCGCGATCAGCTTCGGCTATCAGGTTACCCGCTATGAGATCACCCGCGCCATCGATCGTACTGACGGTATCAACGTGCCGCTGTACACGGCGGTTGCATGGCAGCCGAACGAAATCAGTTTTGTCACCGTTGGCGCCGACGCAGATGCAAGCACCCGCGAGCAACCCGCCAACGGCGTGCTGTGCGAATTCACCACCCGGGCGCCCGCCCATCCTCCAATCCACCAGGACCCCACTATGCAGACCAATGGTACCCAGCCGGGCGCACCGACCACCGCGCCCACCGATGCGAACCGCTCCAACGTGCCGGCCAACCCGGCCCCGGTTGCCACGCCCGCGGCCAACCCGCCGGCAGCCGATGACGTCGCCGCCCGTGCCGCCCAGGATGCAGCCACCCGCGCAGCCGACATCACCGACCTGTGCACCCGCCACGGCGTGAGCCAGCTGGCTGCCGGCCTGATCCGCAGCGGCAATTCGGTCGACCAGGCACGCGC